CCTGCCATACGATTTTATAGCATCTGCGGTTGCTGATACTTCAACATTTCGTTCGCCCTAGTTCGCAAAACTAGGACCGCCTTTCGGCTGCTGACTGTTACCAGCCAGATCAGACTATCTCATCACCCTCTTGGGGTGCTGTGCGCTTCGAGCCGCTTGGCTCTACTTCCTTTCGGAATAGTCGTTGCTCGTTCCCCGTATGGGGCTTCGATCAGGATTGTCCACTTGGGAGTTTCCCTGAGTTCACACAGTTTGCATCGGTCCATTTCTGAACCGTGGCCCTACCATTTAAGGCGTGATATTCGAAATCACGTCACTGACATCTTCTTTCATTCCTACAGAATTGTAGGTGGTGAAGGTTGCCATGGGTTGTATTCCTCCTATTGGCGTTGGGTTCTATTCTTCCCAGCGAGCCAGAAGGACGTTCGCAACATCATCGATATCGCGTGAGTTACGCAAAGCATCCTGCTGCTTAGCAAGATTGACTTTCCGCTTGGCAGCATCAGTCGGCGGCGATTTCTTGGATCGCAGCACCTTCTTTTTCTCTGCTGTCTTTTTCTTCACGGTAGCTACCTTTTTGCCCTGGTCGTACAGACGGGCCTTATTGAGAATTTGGATCACAATAGGGTCGACGTATTGGTTGACCTGGTCTTCTGGTAGCCCCTCGGAAATGGCATACGAACGGATGTCATTGTACATCTGGTTCGACCATTCGGGGATTTCGTCCTGGAGAACCTGCACACATTCCTTGGCTGCGTCCTGCAGCGCCTTGTCCTGTTGTGCTTTTAGTTCACCAAAATAGCCGTCTGCTTCCTTCGACAGGAACTCTAGGTCCTGGAAGGCGTCCTTAGCTTCCTTGCGCAGCTGAGCAAAATCATCCGCAGACATCTGCTGGGATGCAACGAGCATATCAACGTCTTGATATGGTTTCGCTCGTTCCTGAGCTTGTTTAAGGAGCCGGTCAAACACGACTTGGCTTTTCGATATTGCGTCATCAGCTTCTTTACGCCGCTGAGCGACTTCTTGAGACTTTCGAGTGAGGCTAGCTTCCTGGCCATACAATCTCTTGAGTTTCTGGATAGATGCCCGATGCGCTTCACCATCGACAAGAATTTCGACTTCAGTGTCATCATCGATAACTGGATCGTCAGCTTCACCTTCGTCCTCGTCCTCATCACTTTCTGGTTCATCATCTTCCTCGGGGTCTTCCTCGACCTCTTCGATTTCGTCTGGGGTTTCTTCCTCTTCGACCTCAGTGTCGACTGTCTCTTCTTCGACTTCTGAGGTTGCCTCTTGATCGTCTTCCGATACCTGCTCTTCGGCAGGGTCTTCCCAACGCGCCAAGATGGCGTCTTCCACCTGGCTCATATCGAGCGGCTGCGGTGTTGTTGAGGGTGTTGTCTCTTGCACGTTATCCATGGTGCTTAATCATCTTCCTCTTGATTGCTGTTATCTTCGGCCTTGGCCACGATCTCGTCTTTAACTGCCACCCGCTGTTGTAGGGTGTTGACGATGTCGACCAACGCTCGGTAGTGGTGATATGCTTTTTCTCTGTTCTCAAGCTCACCTGGTTTGCTGTTTGTGAATGTCTGGAAACTTGCGTCGACCAGGCTATTCACGGTTGCAGTGAAGGCTTCGGAGCTGAGCAGCTGCTCTGCACCCTCGCCTAATGTGATTAATTCTTGTTCGTTGCTCATTTTCTCTCCTTGGCATCAAATTAATGATGTTTTTCATGAGGTTGTGACTCGCATTTGAATCATTGATTCAATTGGCTGTGTTTTCGTGATTTGGCACGGGAATTGCGAGTCAGTTCAGTGAGTTACGATTCACACTTGAATCATACTCTTACGCATGGAAATGGGGGTTTCAGCCGCCCCCGTCTCTCCCTTGAAGGGGCCGCTTCGCAAGGCGGCCTCTTTTCGTTTAACCCGTGGGACTTGCGATCCCACGGACTTCAGTTGAATTGCGCTTGAGGATCTCGAGTTCGCCCTCATCGATGCGCTTCTTGAACTCAAACTGAGCTTCTTTCAGATCCATGTTGTCGGACTGAAGTGCGTGTGAAGCTGCTGACTTCTCACGGTCCAGCTCAATCTTTGCTGCTGCCAGCTGTGCGTCTGTCTGAGCTTTCATCTCGGCAACTGCAATCTGACGTTCCTGCAGCTCCATCTGCTTCTGAGCCATCTGTGCTTGCATCTCTGCAGCTGGGTCAGGCTGAGGCGGCTGGAGTTGTTCTGGTGGTGTCAGATATTCCTCGACATTCAGGATGCCCTGCTGCTCGAGGATGCTTTTGAGCATCGCATATCTGTTTTCCAGGCCGTACATCGGCTGGATGGTCGGGTCCTGGCTGAACATACTGTGGAGCGACAGCATCTTTTGTGCTTCGCGGTCCTGTTCGCCATAGCCGAGTTTCAGCTCGACCATCACGTCGCGCTTGTCTGTCCAGGATCTTGGGTCGACCTGGACGTAAGCACCGGCCAGCTCCACGATACGCTCTTGGTCTTCGTTCTCGACCACCAGGCGGTAGATTTCGTGGAATAGCGGTTTCACAAACTGATTAGCAAAGTTACGAGCGATGATCTTCTGGCGCTGCTGGGACATTGTTGCCAGCTGCTCGACCATAGCTGCGCTGTTCTGCTTACTGATGGCGTCCTTGTTCAGACCCTGGGACAGGCGGCTGACGCCGGTATTATCCTCGAGGTCCTGGTCCAGCTGCGTCAGCGTCTGGAACACGAATGGGTTCAACGGCGCTTGTGGCATTGGCGATATGGCGTCCGGACGTGAAACATTGACCAGGCCGCCTACCCGATTGTCGATTAGCTCGCGTGGGTTTGTAAGACCACCTTTGACCACCATGTATCTCGGGTTGTTTGTGATCATGGCGTGATCGAGGATTGAGCGAGTTAAGACAGTTCGAGCGTTCTGTGTAGCGCACAGCTTCTCCGCAAAGTTGGAACCATAAAATGCGTGGGGTATCGGTAGCGGGCAGAATGTGATGAAAGGCCGCCTTTGGACTTCCTCAACATCAAGCAACACGTTACCGGCCTTAATGACCTTGTGTAGGGTCGCCATGCCCGTGCCTTCGACATCGAGCATGATGTAGGCTTCGTAGCACATGATATACCGGACCTGGTCCTGGTAGCCGTGGCTGCTGAAGCCTCTATTCTCATTTACACCGTCGTGACGAGCCAGGATCTCTGGATCTGTCTCGAACTCGATGTCTTCTGAGCTGCCGATGTCCTCGAGATTTGCATCTGGGAACATCTCCCGCAGCTCAGTCATGGTCTTGCGGGTTCTGTGTGCGCAGAAGTTGCTGTCAGGCAAACTCTTGCATTGCGCCTCGACGATGAACTCTTCTGGCGGGATAGTCTCAACCATCACCTGGGACGTGTCCCTGGCGATGCCGATCGTACCGGACACCATGCCCAGGTCATCTGTCTCACTGTCGATCAGCTCGACATCATCCTGTGCCAGGAGCATGTCCAGCTCATCCTGGGTGAGGTTCTCAAACTCCTCGAGGTCAGTGGCTTCGCTTTGCTGCCAGAAAACCTTGGCTACACCCACCCTGGCCATCAGGCCGTCGTGGATTACCTGGCTGAATACGTCGAAGCCGTCATTCTGACGGAATAGGACATAGTCGGTGTAGGAAGAACATACAGCTGCTGTCTGCACGTCCTCTGGACCTTGAGGTGCGAATTTGACGATGCGGTTACCCGCAGCAAAGGTTTCCAGGAGGGCAGCTTGCATAGACTGGACGGCGTTATACACGTCTTGGCTTACATACTTGCTATTTCCGTCGTGCGCCGGTCTAGGCAGCTTGGCCTGGTAGTATTCCTGGACCTTCTTGCGTTCCCTGGACAGCTGACTGTCGTAATAGCCAACCGAGGTTTTGATATTATCCTCGACGAGCTTCACGATCTCGCTGTCGTCGAGCTTTCGATAATCTGTTTTCATTCGGTTATACCATTTCAATGTAGAGGTCAGCTGGGACATCGACCGGCTCCCAAGCCCCTTCATGGACATGGTTTGCTAGTGCGAGTGACATGACGCAGTCGTCGAAGCAGCTGGCTTCGGCTTCCATCGCTCCACTTTCGGTAACGATGTAGGTCAACATCTCTCGGATGGTCGTGCGGTCATTGAGTTCGAGTTCGCCCTCGCGCATCGAGGCGCGAAGCTGGTCTATAACCAGGGGCTTTGTTTTGGCTGTCGTAGTGAAGCCAAGTTTGACTGTTTCTCGATCAGTCAGCTTGTCGATTTGGACTTCGGTGTAGAAGTTTGGGTACGCCATATCCTTACCGAGCCTGGTGCAGGTCAGTATTCCGTGGCTGTTGTTTTCCACGATGATGAAGGCTTCGTTGTAATATTCGCCGAGTGCATACAGGATTTCCGCGAAATAATCGGGGTGAACCTGTCCTCGCCAAGTGGCAACTTGCCTT